GAGGAAGATACACCGCCTCCAAAGAAAAGAGTATCAGAACCGGTTGATGAGGATGATGAACCCCCACGCCGTGCACAAAAATTCACTAGTGTTGTGGCTCCGGCCTCACGTAGTACTCCGCCTAACCGCATAAAGTTAAAGGCATCCGAAGCCGAGATTGCTCGCCGTCTTGGGGTTCCGATAGAAGAATATGCGAAACAGGTTGCTCAACTGAAAAGAGGTTAAAAATGGATCAGGTTAAAACTGCTGAAAAGGCACAAAATCGTTTGGCTCGTGAGTTAGACACAACAGTAATGCGGACTGCAATGCAGCGCCCAACTTCGTGGCAAGCTCCCGAAACATTACCATCGCCTAATCCACGTCCGGGCATTACACATCGCTGGGTAAGAACTAGCATGATGGGTCAACCGGACGTACAAAACATCTCTGGCAAGTTGCGAGAAGGATATGAACCCTGCAAAGCAGAAGAGTATCCTGAAATGATGTTGCACGCTTCTACCGAAGGTCGCTTTAAAGGCAACATTGAGGTTGGAGGTTTAGTTTTATGCAGTATTCCAACGGAGTTTTTGAAACAACGAGAGGCACACTTCTCGAATATCAATAAAGCGACTATGGAATCTGTAGATAACAATTTCATGAGAGACAGTGATCCACGGATGTCGAAGTTCTCTGAAAAATCGACAAAAGTGACTTTTGGTTCTGGTACTTAATTTTTTAAAGGAGTCTTAAATGGCTTATCCCACGGTCTCGGCCCCCTACGGCCTAAAACCGGTCAATCTGATCGGGGGACAGGTATTTGCGGGTGGTACTCGCTCTTTGCCTATCCAATACAGCTATGCGACAAACATCTTCTATGGTGATTTCGTTGTGCTGTCTCGCGGTTTTATCACCCGTGCTTCTGTTTCGACAGGTACAGGCGTTAACCAAGTTACAGGTATTTTCTTAGGATGTTCGTATACGAACCCCCTGACCAAGCAAAAGACTTTCAGTCAATACTGGCCCGCTTCAACGCTGGCTGGCGACTGTTTGGCTATTGTTTGTGATGACCCTGACACCGTGTTCAAAGCGGTTGTTACTTCATCTGGAACTACCTTGGCTTCTGGTGCTTTGGCTTTGGTGGGTACTAACCTGTCAATGGTCAACAACACAGGTAGCACTACTACTGGTAACTCAGCAAACGCAGTTTTGGCTCCTTCTGCCACTCCTGTGACTACCATTCTTCCAGTTCGTTGTGTGGGCTTAGTGCCTGATACTTCATACTCTGGTACAGCTACTGGTTCTTCCAGTTCGACCACTATTACCTTGACTGGTACTGGTGCGCCGTTTGCTTTGCCTGTTGGTACTGATGTGTCTTACTTAGCCGCAAATGGTCAACTGATTGAGACTGGCTCCTTCGTAGCTACTGCCGCAGCAGCAGGTGCGACTTCTGTAACAATTGACTCTGCAATCGCAGTGCCCGGTAGCGTAACAGCTATCCCTTCAAGTTCTACTGTAGTTTTCACTGTTTACAATGAAATCTTAGTTAAAGTTAACTTGTTAGTGCACGGCTATTACAGCAGCGCAACGGCTTAATAAGGAGTAACTTAAAATGGCTATTTCACGCGCACAACTACTTAAAGAACTTCTTCCCGGCTTGAACGCATTGTTCGGTCTTGAGTACGCCCGTTATGGTGAGGAACATAAAGAGATTTATGAAACCGAAACCTCTGAGCGTTCTTTTGAAGAGGAAACTAAACTGTCTGGCTTCTCAGCCGCTCCTGTCAAGAATGAAGGCTCTGCCATTCAGTACGACAATGCACAAGAGGCATGGACAACTCGCTATAACCACGAAACCATTGCTTTGGGTTTCTCAATCACTGAAGAAGCGATTGAAGATAACTTGTACGACAGCTTGTCTGCTCGCTACACCAAAGGTTTGGCTCGTGCTATGGCTTACACCAAGCAAATCAAAGCTGCTGCAGTTTTGAACAACGGTTTCAGCGCTGCTTATGTTGGCGGCGACGGTCAACCTTTGTTCTCTACTGCTCACCCCTTGGTTAACGGTGGTACCAACGGCAACACTCCATCTACCCAAACCGACCTTAACGAGACTTCTTTAGAAGCCGCCGTTATTGCTATTGCGGCTTGGACTGATGAGCGTGGTCTGTTGATCGCAGCTAAGCCTAAGAAGTTGATCATCCCACCAGCATTGCAATTCGTTGCTACTCGTCTGTTAGAAACCAGCCTCCGCGTTGGAACTAACAACAACGACATCAACGCAATTAAGAACAATGGTGCCATCCCAGAAGGTTACACAATTAACCACTATCTGACTGACACCAATGCTTGGTTCTTGACAACTGACGTGCCTAACGGTTTGAAGCACTTTGTTCGTACACCGCTGCAAAACAGCATGGACGGTGACTTCGATACCGGTAACGTTCGTTACAAGGCCCGTGAGCGTTACAGCTTCGGTTGGTCTGATCCTTTAGGCATGTTTGCTTCTTCAGGTTCTTATTAAAATTAGAACTTAAAGTACTACATGAAGGCCCCCACAAGGGGCCTTTTTTATTGCCTTGCAGAAGTCATAAAGGTCGTCTAGCATGTGGTTACAGCCCCCGAGCTGTGTCCTTTTTAACCTTGGAGAACCTATGTATAAAATCACCATTGACCTCAGCGCTTGGGGTACCGAAGACGAAGTAATGACGATTGAGACCTTTGATTTTGACAAGATTGAAATCATCAAAGAATTTATTGAGTTTCAACAAGCTCACGGCTGGGCTGTGGACTATGACGTCGTAACCGAAGAAGACGAAGACGAAGACGAAGACGAAGACGAAGAAGAAGCCGAAGACGAAGAGTACGAAGACGAAGACGGCGATTATTTCTATGATGCAGAGAATGACGCATGGTATCAATACGATGCAGAAACTGACGAGTGGTTTGAAGTCGATCCAGAAGAAGAAGAAGAAGACGAAACTGTCGGAGAAGACGCTGGAAATACATACATTTTCAACATTACTCAAGCTCCAGAAGAAAAATAATCGGGTTTAGATTCCGTATTTCACGGGGCTTCGGCCCCGTTTTTCTTGGCTTTTTTGGCGGCTTTCTTTTGATAATGTTCAGTATAATGAACAATTCTGTGGCAATTTGCGCATAATACGATACATTTTTTTATTTCTTCGTAGGCTTTTTTGTAGTTACGCATACGGGCAAATTCGTGCACTCCGCCTTCTTTGTCGTCTTTGTTTGTGTGGTGAAAGTCCATAGCCGCTGGGTGGCTAAACCCGCACTGGCTACAACTTAGCGTTGCTTTAAAGGCCCGCCATTCTGCATTTTGTTGCTTTCTTTTCTTGTCAGTCCTAGCTTTTACAGCCTCTTTATTTTTTTCATAGTAGGTTGTAGACCCTTTTTTAGAGGCGGCTTTGCGTTTCTCAGGGTCTTTATAGGGCATATATGATCCATTAAGAGTGCTTTAGGGGACTTAATGGATCATATATGAACCATTAAGGGTGTTATAGGGGACTTATCGTCTAGGAGTGATAATTTGCAGATATAGCCTAGAGGTTATATTCTTAGCCGCCAATAGACTGCACCTTTGGCAGCCCACGGAACAGAGGGCTCAAACATCTTAAATCCACATGCAATAAGGCTATTTGCTGACGCTGGGTTGGAGTGCGTGTCTGTTACTAGCCACGCCATCCCTTTTTCTTTAGCCACTTGTATACGGGCTCTAATAAGTCGTTTCTGCAGTCCTTGTCCGCGATGAGCAGGTAGCACACCTGAACGGCACAGATACATACAATCACTCCAGCGCTGAGAAGGAACAAGACCGGAGAAACCAACAGGTACCATATCTTGTCCAAAAACCAAATGCCAGTATCCGTTGTTGGGCGCATAGACAGTGTCTCCGGGTAAGCATTCTTTTTGCAATGATTTGAGGGTAGCCCGCCACTTAGGTTCTTTGTGATCTATTAGGCGTATCTTGTAAGGCATAGTCGGATTATTTTCGTTTATCGTGACATAAATATGGCGTTGACAGACTTAAAAAATAGTGTATATTAGGCGCATCTGGGTGATCCGCTTTTACCACCACTGCCCCAGCAGACGATGCAACGATCGGTAAGAGCT